AGAAGAAATAAAAGCTAAAGAAAGTTCAACTATTAAAAACTATAATTATGAAGTAAAATATAGAGAAGTAATCTATTTAGGTACTGCCAATGAAGCCGAGCGAATTGGTAAAGTTACAGGCAATATTTATATCTTTAAAAAAGATATTTATAAAATGCCTATTCCTGTACGAATAGATGAAAGAGATTATGTCGGCTTAATAGCTGAAAAAGGTAGAGGGTGTGCTCGAAGAGATGCTTCAATTCTATTTATGTCTAAATTAGAATGGGATTTAGAAATAGAACAAGCAAGAAAAGCCAATAGTGCTTAGTCATTAGATTTAGTGTTAGAAAATTTAATATTTATTAGGAGGACTAAACTATGGCTGTAACAGCTACCAATATAAATACAGGCGGTGCTGTGGTCAAAGTAGGAGGTCGTGTCAATGCTTCCCCAAATTCGGATGGATTCTACGACATGGACGTTCTAGGAACTGATGTCGGATGCACAACAGGTGGAGTAACCGTTACTTACACTATTGAAACATCTGATATCTTCTGCGACCAAGTAACTTCCCCTGTGCAAGTCGCGGTAACAGGCGAAACGGCAACAGTTGAGTTTTCGATGTTAGAATCAACAGCTCAAAATCTTGATTTAGTATTAGGTGGAGCCTCTGTATCGAAAGATGGAGCTTCTGCTTATTGGGTTGGATTAGGTGGTGTCCCAGGCGCAGCCTTTGACCCATTAGAATTGGTGATTACTGATAATGACACTGGCTATTTGACAACATGGACTTTTTTCCGTTGTCATGCAGGTGGAATTACCGCTAACTTCGAAAGAGAAAATCCAACAGCATTTGGGGTAACATTTACTGCTTATGCAGAAACATCCCATGCTTCAGGTAAACAATTGTTCCAAGTCAAACAAGCAAAATCGTAGACTTGAAATTAACAGTTAAAGAATTGAGGAGAAGTTAATATGTCTGATGAAATAAAAAAAACTTCTGCTGAAATAGTTATTGGCGGTAACACTAAAGTTATCCAAAAACTTAAGGCAGGTAAATTTTATGAAGCACAAAAAGTGATTGCTGCGATATTTAAAGAAACATCTCAGCTTTCGCCTTCTAAATCCGTAGAAAGTGAAAATGGTGAAATGATACCTGACACTAAAGATATGGATATAGGAGCATTAGTGGGTCTATTTGAAAATTTTCCAAGTCATGTAGCAAAATTCGTTGCTATATGTTCAGAAACACTAGAAGAAGAGTTATTAAAAGAAGCTTATCCTGAAGAAATTAATGAAGCTTTTGGTGTTTGTTTGGAACTAAATAATGTAATGGAAAACTTAAAAAACTCCGTAGCCCCTATGGGAAAGCTAGGGGCTCTAACAACCAAGGAGGGGTAAATAAATTACCACGAGTTAGTTTTCTTACATGGTGTATAGATGCACTTGCTTCTCGTTATGGATGGACAAAAAGTTATTGTCTTAAGGAGATGTACTGGGAGGAATTTTGGGAATGTGTAGTAACAGCTTCTAATTTTGCGATAGAAGAAAGAAATGCTGAATTTAAATTTCAGTTTATGTTACACGCAACCAAGAAAGATGTTAATAAATGGCATGACCTCCCAATACCTTTTCCATCCGAAGAAAAAAATGTGCAAACTAAGGATATTAGCGGTATCTCTCAATTGCCTGCAAATATGCGTGGTATGGTTTACCACTCAGATGTTGTAAAAGAATAAAAATATGGCAACTATAGGAGATTTATTAGTATCATTACGAGGTGATTCTACTGAGTGGAATAATTCCCTTAATACAGCAGGGAAGGCTTTACAGCAACTCGTTACTAAAGCAGAAAAAGCAGGTCAAGACCTCAGTAAATTTAATTCGCAAAATATTAATCTTCTAGCAGGTTGGAAAAATGAAATTGGGAAGACTTATAGTACTTTTACAGATGCTTTAGTACCTGTAAAACAAGGACTCGTAGATCAAGGAAAGGCTCTTAGCACTACTTCTAAAGGAATAAATACGTTAGCTTTGGAAACTGTTGTTGCTGCTAAAACACAACAAACTTTTGATGCTCAATTAAAAACACTTTCAAATTCTTTATGGTTAGCTACTGCTGGTCTTAAACAATTTGGAATGGCTATGAGTACTGCTTTTACTGTTCCTATTGTCGCAGCTGGAACTGCTGCTGTTAAAACTTTTACAGATTTTGAAAAAGGAACATTAAAAATACAAACCGCTGCTGAAATAAGTTCAGAAACAGCAAATAAAATTACTGATGGTTTTGTCAAAATTTCTCAACAAGTTCCATTAACTGTAACTGAATTACAAAAAGCTGGATTTGCTGCTGCACAAGCTGGTGTTACTGGTGAAGAAGGAATTACTAATTTTGCTGAAGCAGCTGTTAAATTAAGTAAAGTTGGAGGTGATGCTTTTAAAGATCTTGCTATTGAAGATTTATCAAACAATTTAGCAAAGATTTCAACTGCTTTTGGTGAAGCTGGCGAAAATATGGAAAATGTAACAAATATTTCTTCAATGCTTCTTGCAGTATCAAAAGCAGTTCCAGGAGGATTAGGAGAAGTTATTGAAGCATTAAGACGTGCTTCACCTCAAGCAGCTATATTAGGATTAAATTTATCAGATGTAACAGCGGTTATGGGAACTCTTGTTGCTGCTGCTTTACCTGCTGCAAGAGCAGGAACTGAATTTAATACAGCTTTATCTAATATGGTTAGTAATATGGATGTTGTAGCGGAATGGCTTGGTGTTACTGATGATGGATTAAAAAAATTCAAAGATAGAATGGATACGGATTTAATAGGTGTTTTAGATGAAGTAATACAAAGATTTAATAGATATGAAAGTGTTACTGATAAAGCTAATAAAATTACAGAAGTTTTTGGAGAAACTGGTAAAAAATCTATTGAAGCTCTTATAAATAATTATGATTTATTTAAAGATTTACAAGCACGAGCTAATCAAGAACTTGAAAGTGGTACATTATTAGCAGCTGAATTTGGAATACAAGCTAATAGTTTATCAGGAACTTTTACAGTTTTTAAAAGTGCAGTTCAATCAGTTGCTTACGCTATTGGAAAAGATTTAGCTCCTTATATAAGTTATTTTGCAAAAAATGCTACTCAAGCAATGATTAATTTAGCTAATGCTTGGAAAAGTCTTAATCCTACCATAAAAGCCGCTATTGTAGTTTTTGCTGGATTAATAGCTGTAATTGGACCATTAGCTTTATTATTAAATACATTATTTCTTAGTCCTATTGCTGGATTAATTACTTTTATTAAATGGATTGGTAAAGCTATAGGTTCTTTAATAGGTCTTACTGCAGTTGGAGAAACTGCTACTATAACACAAATAAAACTTGCATTTGCTTTAGAAGGAGCTGCTGGTGGTTTTGCTATGTTAGGAACAGCAGTATGGGCTGCTTTAGCTCCATTGTTAACTATAGTAGGAGTTATCGCTGCAGTAATTGGAGGTTTATATCTTTTAGGAAAAGCTCTTGGAGTTGGATTTAAACTTAAACTTCCTTCAATGCCTAATATTACTATGCCTACATTTGGTGATACAACAAATGCAGACACTACTGCTGAAGCCGATCAAAAGGCTCTTGAAGAATCTAATAAAAAGAAAAAAGAAGCTGCTCAAAAGGAACAAACTGCTTTAGAAAAAGAATTAAGAGATAAAAAGAAAGCCGATGATAAATTATTAAAAGCAAAAGAAGATGAAGTTGAAGCTTATGAAAAAATAAGAGATGCTGAAATAAAAGCACAACAAAAATTAGTTGATGATCAAGAAGATATTATTGATGCTAAAAAAGAAGCTTGGGAAGACGAAAAAAGATTAGCTCAAGAACAAATTAATGCTCAAGAAGCGGTTATTAAAACTATTAAAAAGACTCTTACTGCTGCTAAAAAACAATTATCTGCTTTAGAAGATGCTGAAAAATCTGAAGTTGATACTGCAGAAGGGAGAGTAGAAATTGCTGAAAATAGTTTAGATGCAGCACAAGAAGCTTTAAAAAGAGAAAAAATATTAGGAAACGATGAATATGATCTTAGCTATAGAGAAGCTGAAGCTAGAGTAAAAGCAGCTGAAGAAACTCTCCAATTAGCTAAAAATAATGTTGTTGCTATAAAACAGGCATATCAAAAACAAATCGAAGCTCAAGAAGCAGTTGTTACTGCAACTCAAGATCAAGTAGATGTTCAAGAAGATGCTTTAGATGATTTAAAAACTGCCCTAGAAAAACGAACAGCAATTGTTGATAAAGAAGTTGATTTATTAGATGATGAACTCAAAATTAGACAAGATAATCTTGATGCAGTAAAAGAATCAACTCAAGAAAAACTCGATTTGCTAAAAGAAGAAAAAGATAATATGAAAGATCAGTTAGATGAAGAAAAACAATTAATTCAAGATAGACTTGATGCGATGAAAGATCAAGTAGACGCTATAAATAATTTACCAACTCCTGAACTTCCCGATTTAGCTGGGAATTTTGGATTATTAAATGATGAAATAACAAAACAAATACAAGACATGCAGAAACAAATAGGTGATTCTATGTCTTTTGGGATTGAAACTAATATTAAAGAAGGAGGAGCTTTTGATAAAATAAGAAAAGCTTTTCAAGAGGCTAAAACAAATGCTTTAGAATCAGGAAAAAGTAATGGTATCGCTTTTGTAGAAGGAATACTTGCTGGATGGTTTCAAGCTAGCGCTTTATGGTATGAATTTAAAGAAAATGTTAATAAAGCAATTAATGATGCAATAATAGAATTAGGTAAAAAAATATTTGTTTGGTTATTTGATGCTTTATTTGGTAAAGGAGTCTGGGAAGAACTTGATAAACAAGCAAAAGAAAAAGGACAAAATGTTCCTCAAATGATTTGGGAAGGGTTTAAAACAAGCTGGAATCAAAAAGTTAGTGAACCATTTAAACAATGGCTTCAAGACAAACTTGTTATTCCTTTTCAAAATTTAGGATCTTCTTTATCTTCTGTTGCAAGAGGTTTAGTAGATAAAATTAAAGAAGGCTTTGAAAATAATATGGGAAAAATTGGAAATGTTGCACAAAATATTAAAAATGCTCTTTTTAATGGATTGAATAGTTTAGGAAGTAATATTTGGCAATGGGGTAGAGATATGATGGGTAATTTTGCCCAAGGAATTTGGGACGGTATAGGTTGGGTAAAAGATGCTGTTAATAGTGCTGTTAATTGGATTAAAGGTATTCTTCATTTTTCTGAACCTGATTTTGGACCTTTAAAAGAAATGTCTACTTGGGGTAAAGATTTAGTTAGAACATATGGAGATGCAATAAAAAGCGAAACTCCTTATTTAGAAGGAGTTCTTGATAATCTAGATATAAACTTAGGTGAAAATTTAATAGGATCTAATTCTGCATTATTATCTAGTTCAGGACAAAGTAACACTCAATCAACATCAACATCAACAATTAATAAAAATTATTATATTCAACCTGGTCAAATGATTGCTTCAAGAGGCGAAATTAGAAACTTTGTTAGAATGATGAAGGAATATGACCAATTTGAGGAGGAAAGATAAAATATGGCAAATATAAACGCACCAACATGGGGAGCAGCTACACTACCTTTTCCTAGTGAAGCTAGTATTAAACCAATATGGGTATCAGCTGATAATCTTACCTTAGGTGGTAAGACTAGACGTGATGTAATGGCTAGAAAATATGAATATACTTTGAAATGGGATTATATGTCTGTTACTGATTATAACAATCTAGAAGCTATTATTAATCTATTAAATGCAGCTACTTTTGTTTATGGAAAATGGCCTCAAAGTGCAACTCCTGGTGTAAGTTGTTTAGGAACTTTATCTGCTAGAAATCTAGAAGTTGGAGTTGGAGATTCTGACTATTGGTCTAGTGTTGCTCTTACTCTTACTGAAGTAGATAGTAGAATATAGTTTACTAATTGGTTTATAAATAAAATTAAATTTAGAAATAAAAATGGCTATTACTTATTACAAACGATTATTAGAAACAGGAGATTATCGACTACTCGAAACAGGTGATTATCGTGTTTTAGAAAGTCCTTCAAT